ATCGGTTTAAAAGTTGTTGGAACAATAGTTTTTCCAGTATCACCATAAATGCAAACCTGAATATATAATTCTGTATCGTCAATCATTTCTTGTGTGATTTCAGCATTTTTTGCAACGCTTGAAATGTTTGTCAATTCAAGATATACCTTTGATTTGTTGCGGATCATAACGCTCAAATATGGAAATGACATTTTTTCAGTATTCAAATAAAGCGTTCCTGTTTTAAGAAGTGATAATGTTTCTTCATGGGTAGTTGAATATCCAGCATTAAACCCAGCTGTCAGATTTCCGCTACCGCTTATAGTGAAACTTCCATCACCATTATTGGTTACAGTGCAACCACCTGCTGTTTTCGTTGCTATCCTGTTATGATCTAATAACTGATAACCGTTTGTTGTCTTCTGTGTAGATTTTCCAAACACACTCATTTCAACAAATGGCTGTTCTGCACTGTCATCCAGAAGTATCACTTCCCCTTCAGCACTTCCAACGATAGCAACCGCCTTTGTCATGTTGTTTAGGTGAATCTGTTCCCTGTCAGCTTCAATTGCTTCAGCTGCCGCTTTTACATTTTCAACCTGTGTTGTTCCTTCAGCCTGAATTGCAGCAACCTGTGCAGCACCTTCTGCTGTTACCGCTGCAAGTGCATTCTGTTCAGCAAGATTGATGTTTGCAACAGCATTTTCTGCATCACCAAAGATTTCATCTTTCCACTGATCAACAACATTTGGTGCACGTTCTACAACCACACCTGAATTGTTCTTTCCTTTTCCAACCGTCAAATCTGTGTTTGTCAGTGTGTTCCATTCATAATCACTGACACCATCTTCCACACATTTGAACTTGATTGAAAATTCCAGTGATCCAGCATACTTTGTTGCTGTGTCAATGATCAGCCAGCTGAAGATGACCACATTTTCATCATTTGGGCTGATCTGCTTGTCTTCTACTTCATAATAGTCCGAACTAACTTTGTCTGTTCCTGTTTCAAAGTTGTCATAATGAACTTCAATTTCAGAACACTGCAACATGTCATGTCCTTCAATATATCTTGGAACATCAAAAGTGCATCTTTCAGAATTGTGATCACCTTGAACCAGTGTGGTCTTCTTTGATGATTCATTTTTGATCTTCCTTGTAATTGGATCAATTGAAAAGTGTGCATCAGAATCATACACACTGTGTTTGTGTCCCATCCTTGCGCCTTTCTTTGTATAAAAAAAGCACTGAAATCAATCAGTGCTTTGGAATCTAATTATTTTCTTGTGTCTTTTTCATAATATTCACAGTCAGCACCTTCATAATACACTTCAGGTGGTTTCTGTTCCCCTTCATCCCTGCTAAAGATCATGCAGTACATCTTTTCAGGTGCATCTTCAAAAGGTGGATCACCATGTGAAAACCTGCAAGTTTTGCACTTCTTTGGATTGATCGCTTTGCAACCAAACACATCATTCTGTTGTAAATTGCTTTTTTCCTGTCTTGCCATGGTTCATCTTCCTTTCTTTGTGCTACCTTTCCATTCAGAAGGATCTTGTTGAATCAGATCATATCCCTGTTCTGGATGTACTTCCATATCAATGTATATTGTGCCGCCTGATTTTTCAATCTTTGTGATCGTGTATGATGCACCACGCTGGATGATCATTTCTGATTCATAACCAAATGATGATTGTGTTGAAACACCATCCCAATGCAATCCAGAACCCCTTCCAAACGCTGAAAACGGTTCTGCATACATCATTTGCGTTCCCTGTGGTGCATAAATGTTCAGGATGCAATCACCGCTGAATCCTTTGCCTTTTGCAACACCTGTTGATGTGAAAGAATACATCCTGTTTGATCTTCCAACAAACTGCTGCAACTCACTGTCAGACATATATTTGAATGTGTCTGGTGACAATCCAAGGAATGATTCCATTGCATTTCCACCACAACCACGCTGCAACCACATGTCAAAATCATAGGTTGATTGACTGATCAGATTAGTCATGTGCCTGATTTCATCACCAGCACCTTCATAATCAATCCATACTTTTCCGACACCTTTATTATATTTTGGTTCCCATCCAGAACCATATTCATGATATGGTTTTTCAAATCCTGAAAGTGGTCTGTTGAACTTCCCTGATCCGCTGGTGTAGTCATAGATTGCATATCTTTCTTGCTGACTTCCCTTTTTCCAGACATCACTGCAAGTATCACGCAAGCGTGCATCTGCATCCTTTGTGTTTTTCGCCCACATTGCTGCATCTTTTCTGTCTTGCGTGAATGCATCTAGGTCTTTGGAACTAATTTTACCACTTTTTTGAAGTTTTTTCAATTCTGTGGTTGTATCATCCAGCTGATCCTTGACCTTCCAATATGCTTTCCCTTTATTGTCAAAGTCCTTTGTCTTGTTCAGAAGATCATTGAATTTGTCAATGTCATCCTGACTGGTTGCTTTTTTTATCTGATCTTCATAATAATCAATCTTTTTCTGGATGCTTGACTGCTTTGATTTCCAGTCTTTGATTGTGATGTCATCCTGCTTGTACCAGATACCATCAAATGTTTCTGTATCATCAAACTGATCCAGCTGATCCTGAAGAAGAATCTGTTCTTTCTTCAGCTTCTTTGTTTTTTCAGCAACAACTTTCTTGTCCAGTTTATCCTGCCAATCATCCATCTGATCTTGCAGGTCATCCATTTCCTTTGAAAGTTTCTTTGCTGCTGTTTTGTTTTTGTACTGATCAACTATGTCATCATAATCACCAAAGTCAAAAACAGATTTTCCTTTCTGGTGCAATTCATCAGCTGCATTGAATGATTTGTCATCTAAGATTCCATACAGCTTTTGATCTGCCTTTGATCCCTTGTCCCAAAGTTCATCATATCCACCATACTTCTTTTCAAGTACATCCATTTTCTTCTGTGATGTCTTGATTGTGTATGCTTCATCTATTCCATCAAAAGCTTCATCAACACTGTTGTGCTTCTTCTTGAAATCATCATAAGAAAGACCAGTTGTTTTCTTGAACTGATCATCAAGATCATCCATCTGTTTCTGACCATCAGCAAGCTTCTGTTCCAGCTTCTTCTTTGTCAGATATTCTTTCTTTGGTTTCACATCAGGTTCTGCTGCTTGTGTTGCATTCAGATATTTTTTCTTGAAATCATCAAAGCTGTCATTCTTGTCCAGCCCAAAAAAATCAGCACGTTCTTTCAGTGTTTCCAGTTCGTCATCATCCAAAGCCCATCTTGCACGCTGCAACAATGCACACCTGCAATTGATGACTTCAGCTGCACCACCGTTTGGATCAGAAGGAAACATCAGACCATTGCTGAATGGTTCATCCAGTTCCCTGATTTCACCATCAACCTTTTTGTGTCTTGGTCTTGTCCTTCCATCAAGTGTTGCATCCCACTGTTTGACAACATCAGCACCGACTTCTTGCGCCTTATAGCAAGCATCCATTCCTGACTGCACCTGAACCCTGTGACCTTCTGTTCTTGCAATTCTGATTGCTTTGTTGTAACCAATGTTTGTTTGCCCTGCAAGCTGTTGTGCCATCTGTTGAAAGGACATTCCAGTTGAAATGCCCCTGCTGACTGTGGATGATATTCTTTTTTTCAGATCAGCAATGTCTTCACCTAGTTTTGTGTATAGACCTTTGCTGATCTTGCTGTCCAGCTGCACCGCCCTGACAACCGCTTCCTGATCCATTGGAAAGCAAAGTGGAATTCCCTGACCTTGCAGATCATACATTGTTCCAAGGAATCCTTCTTCATAGCATTTATTCAGATAATCATCAACAGTCTTGAATTCTTCATCATGCATTGTGTCAAGGATTCCTGACACCTGCTTTTCCAAGGAATCTTGATATTTCTTTTGATATATCTTTGACCGCTGCTGTGAAAGAAGCTTTTCTTTTTCTTCATCAGTCAGCTGATCTTCCAGTGCTTTGTATGTTGTATCAAGCTGATCAATCTGGTGCTGAAGCTTCTTTGCTTCCTTCTGAATATCTTTCAGGGCTTTTGTGTATGTTTCATCAAGCATCTGAATGACCTTTTCTTCATCATTCAGGAATGCTTGCTGCACAATTTTCTGTTTTTTATTCATGGATCATCACCTGACCTTGCTATGCAACCACCTGTCAATGCAGATGATGCTTCTATTCAACACCTTCAGGATCAATGATTTCATCTTCTTCATCTTCAATCACAACCCCTTCCAGCGTTTTCTTTGCATCAATCAGGTTCTGTTCTTCCTGAAGCTTTTTAAGTTCACCCTGAAGTTCTTCAAAATCCCAATCCATAACTTCACAGATTGCTTTCAATGTCTGTTCATCACCGACATTTGCAGCAACATTCAGGATGATATTGATTTCAAGCTGCTTTGTTTCAGCTTTGACCTTCTCATTTGCAATGTTTTCTGTTTCATTGGTCATGATAGATCGTTCAAATTTCTTGATTTCAACCTGATCCATTGTGTATGCTGTGCCATTCACTGTGTTGATTTCATCAAGAACAGTTTTCAGAATAGTCTTCAGCAGCTTCTTCACTCGTTTTTCCAGCTTGTTTGCTTTCAGATCAAGAAGCGCATATCTTGAACGAATGACAATGTTTGTGATATTTCCATCACCAACCTGTGCAGAATTGAATCCAAAACCGAATCTATAAATATTCTTTTCATCTTCATCTGCCTTCACTTTTCGTGCCTGATATGGAATGTCAACTGTTCTGATCTGAACATCACCTTCTGCATCCACACCAACAATCTTCTTGGTCTTTAGATTGGTCTGAAGTTCATCCAGATTGTCACCTTGGAATCCTGAAACCACATGAAGTGGTGTGTCAAAGTCTGCTAGATTGTTAGAAAGACCACATTCCATCAAATCATAATCATCAATCAATGCTTTGATTGGTTTCAGACCACTGAACTGCTTCTTGTTGTTGTCCAATCTCCAAAATGGAATGAATCCCAATGGTTCACCAGCTGTTCCATCATCAAACATCACATGTGGTCTTGGATTCAGTTCAATGGTGTTGTCCTTTGTGATCTTTCCTGATTCATTGTCCTGAATAAAGAAGTGTGTTTCTTCATTAGTCCACACCTGAATTCTTCTGACCATTCTTTTTCCTTTTTCAGAAAGGTCTGTGTCCAAATAGTGATATATCTTATAATCCTGCTTGTCCTTGGTGTATCTTCCCTGAACTTCAACAACACCCATTGCATCAGCAACTTCAAATGTAAGCCTGTTGTTTTCATCCTTGTATGCATAAAGATAATCAAAGCCTTTGACATATGCACCATTGATCAGATCACCGATTTCAGACCAGAAATCATCATCAAAATACTGATCCAGATATTCCTGCAACCCTTCAGTTTCAGCTGATTCTTTTGCCCTGATTGGATGTTCGTCAAATGAAAGCATATATGCTGAAAGCTGATCAGCAAGTTCCATGAAGAAAGGATGACTGATTTTGATGTTTGATCTTGTCTTGTCTTCTTCAAGGTTTCCATCTGCATTGAAGAAGAACAATCTGCTTTTCAAAATATCATGTTCTGCTTCATAGTATCTTTGACCTTCAGCAGCTTTTCTTTTTCTTTCTGAAGTCATGTCTTCATCAATGAATCTCTTTATTTCTGTAACTGATAACATTTTCTTTTCCTTTCCTTCACAGATGCTTGCTGTGGGCTTGCCAGCCTTCCAGATTTCAATTCTTTTTTGCATTTGTGAATATTTCCTTGCCTAAATAAAAAGAAGCCTAGAATCAAAGAATTCAGGCTTCTGTGAATGGTGCAACAGGAATCGAACCTGTGACATGCGTTTGTTTGCTGTTCTACCACTGAACTATGCACCGTTTATTTTTATCCTGCGCCAGACGGATAAACTAATTAAATGCATCCAGCATCTTCAAATGCCTTCTGCAATTTTGGGAACTGAATTGCAATCCAATTGACCAGCTGTTCATTGTCACTGTAATCCATCAGACCTGCTTCAGCAAAGAAAGCGTGAATGATTTCATGTCTTTTCACTTCCTGTGATCTGCTTTGTTTGATTTCAATTGAACAATCTGGTTCAAGCATGTTTTCTGGATTTCTAAGAATGATTTTTTTGTCATAAAACTTGCACAATCCATCTGCATTCATGTCCATGCATTCTTTGTCATTTATTTCAACTTCATATTCAGTTCCTAAAATATTGATCTTTTTCATTTCTTGTATCTCCTAATATATAAAGACAGTCCTACCAGCACCATAACTGACCACCGATTGTGACCAGCGAAAGGAGGTGATTTTCTTAACATTCTGAAACAACACCAGCGAACCAGAACACTGATGTCTGTCAAAGTTTCAAGAATGCTGGTGCTGTGCACGCTGTCCGACAATAATTTAATACATCCAACCATTCTTCTTGATGAATTTTTCAAGCGCATAACGCATTGCATCCATCAGATGGTTAAAATCATCTATTGGTTCATTCAGTTTCTTGTTGAACTTATCAACCTTCCATGTGTAGTTGCTGATTTCTGTCAGGAAGGAAGCACATCTTGGATGAATGATGATTTCCAAGTCCTGAATCCACTGAATTCCATTGTTGATGCTGTCCTTTCCTTTCACAGCTGGTGAAACCTTCAGACTATAACCTTTCAATTCATCAATTGACTTTGGTTCAGCACAATCAGCTGTGATCTTTTCCTTGGAATATCCCATTGACAGAATTTCTTCATGGATTTTCTTGTTGGAAAGTCCTGTTTTATACATTTCATCCCAAACATACAGCTTCTTGTCCTTCACTGATACATAACCACAAAACAATGCTGATGGATCGTTTGTATAACCAAAGTCAAGACCAAAGGCTGACTTCAGATCAGGATGCTTTTTCTGAATATCTTCCAGTGT